CATCGACGGCAGGCTCGGCTGGCGGCGCGTCTTTTTTTAGCGCAGGCGGAGGCGCTGGGGGGGCAGCCGTCACTGCCGCAAACGCTGCCTTCAACGGCGCAAACGGTGGGGGCTGTGGGGGAGTTACGTCTGCCGTAGTCGGTGGCGGTGGAGTAAGCGGCTCCACAACGAGTCCTAACGCAAAGGATGGAGCATCTGTCGCCGGATATTGCGGTCAAGGCGGCGGCTCAGGCGCGTCCAGCACTACGACAACCGGAGGCGCAGGCGGCAACGGCGCAGCCCCCGGAGGCGGAGGCGGAGGTGGCGGCGGAGGAACCTCTGTGGGCGGCGCTGGCGGCATCGGAGCACGCGGCATCGTGAACGTGTGGGGGTGGTAAAATGATTCTCACATCGACAACGCAAACGCTTGAAGTTGATCTTGATGCTGCAATAACCACGTCGCAGTTGATGGTGACGGTTGATTACGTCGATTTTACTTCGACCAGAACGACACCCGGCGTTCAGGCCAGTACATCAAATAGCACGACTGCGGCGACGATCTTATCCGCGCCGTCGGCCTCGACACAGCGCAAGGTCAATTTTGTCTCGGTTTGCAATAAGGACACAGCGCCCGCACAGGTTTCCATCAGCATCAACGACAACTTGACGCTGTACCCGGTTGTCCAAAATCTAGTGCTGGCCGTCGGCTCGACGCTTCAATTCACCGACACGCGCGGCTGGTTTGAGATTGATGCGGCTGGCAATTACTGCACTGCAATCTCAGCAACATACTCCAATGTCGCAATTTATACGGCGAACGATACGTGGACCAAACCGGCTGGCGTCAGCATGATTTACGTTGAGTGCGTTGGGGCTGGCGGCGCAGGCGGCGGCGGGTCTTCTGCTGCTTCTGGAACGCGCGCGGGCTCCGGTGGCGGCGGCGGAGCAAAGCGTAACACCGCGATGTTCGCCGCATCTGACCTGACGGGGACTGTTGCAATTACCGTAGCCGCTCAAGTGACCGGCGCTGCCGCAGAGGTGGATGGAAACGGTGGCGGAAATTCTTCGTTCGGAGCGGATCTTATCGGGTACGGAGGTGGCGGCGGCCAGTATAATGCCGACACAACCTCGGGCAATGGCGGGGGTGGAGGTGGAGGGACGAGTGTTGGCGAGGCGGACGGAGACGGCGGTTCAGCAATGCTTCTTGGGTCGGGGGGCGGAGCAAGTAAATCAACAGCCGTGGGCGGCGGCGGTGGTTCTGTAGCTATTCTTGCTACTGGGGGAAGTTCGTTCTTGGGTGGAGGCGGCGGCGGCGCTGGGATTGTTTCAGGCCCGGGAGCGATTGGTGGATCATCGTTTTTGTCCGCAGCAGGCGGCGGTGGCGGGGGAGGTACCAACGGCTCATTTAACAATGCAGGCGGTGCGGGCGGCTCCACGGGGGGGTCTGTAACCGCCGGAGGCGGCGGCGGCGATGCGGGAACTTCCGGTGGCGGCGCTGGCGGAAATGGCGCTGTGGGCGACTCAGTCAAGTGCGGCGCAGGCGGGGGCGGCGGCGGTACAAATCTTGGCGGAACCGCAGGCGCTGGCGGTAACGGCGGAGCGCCCGGCGGGGGCGGGGGCGGAGGCGGGGGTGGGACAACTGGTGGAGCCGGTGGTAATGGCGCGGCGGGCCGTGTAGTCGTTTACGCTTGGTGAGGTAAAAATGTTTCTCGACACAACGACGCGCAAAATACAGATCAGCCTCGGCGCTGCTGTTGCAGCGACAGAAATGTCTGTTGCGGTAGACTATGTGGATTTTACCACGACCACGACGACGCCGGGGCTTCAGCTATCTGCGACAAGCGGAACGTCTCAAGTAGACATCCTCGCTGCTCCGGCGGCGTCAACGCAGCGCAAAGTCAACCTAATCACGATCTGCAATAGAGACAGCGACTTTTCGCTTGTCACCGTGCGGCTAAACGATAACGGCACGACATATAATTATGTTTCCGCGTTGCTGCTTGCGCCCAACTCGACGTTGCAATTCACGGATTCGCGCGGATGGGTCGTGATTGACCAAGGTGGCAACGTCCAAGTCGCCAACGGCTCTTATTTAGATGTCCAAACTTTCACAGCCAACGGAACATGGGTTCGGCCCGCTGCCGCGACATATTCTTTTGTTGATGTTTGCGGCAGTGGCGGCGGCGGCGGCGGGGGTTCATCAGCATCTGGAACAAACGTGTCTGGCGGTGGAGGCGGCGGTGGCGGGCGACGTAATACTATGCAGTTTTTATCCGCCGACCTTAATTCTGTTGTTTCGATTATAGTAGGTGTTGGGGGCGCGGGAGGTGCCGCTGAGGTCGATGGATCGGGCGGCGCAGTTTCGCAATTCGGCACTCTTTTAGTCGGATATGGCGGCGGCGGAGGCGGATGGGATGGGGACTTGAGTGGCGGCGGCGGCGGAGGGGGTGGGGGCGGAACGGCTGGGGCAAGCAGTGCAACAGCCTCGTCTGGCGCAGCCGGAGGCAGTGCATTTTCAGGTTCCGCAAGTGTTAACTCTTACTCAGATGATAGGGGTGCAGGTGGCGCAGCAGGGGGGACAGTCAACCCTGCTCTTAATGGCGGTTCTTCATTTCTGGGAGGAGGCGGCGGTGGATCGGCAAGCGTACGCGCTGCGGCAGGCACGCAAGATGGGACGGCTGGCGGCTCATCCTTTCAATCTGCGGGTGGAGGTGGTGGCGGCGGTTCATATCGTTTGGCTACGCTAGTTGAGGGGGCGGGCGGCTCGGGCGGCTCCACGGGCGGTTCTGCAACCGGCGCGGGCGGGGGTGGAACGGGCGGGACAGCGTTAGGCGGCAACGGAGCAGACGGCGCGGCAGGCGATAACACTAAAGCCGGAACCGGCGGCGGCGGGGGTGGCTCAAATAGCGCAGGGACCGCAGGTAGCGGCGGCGCTGGCGGGTTACCCGGAGGCGGCGGAGGCGGCGGCGGCGGCGGGCTAACTGGTGGCGCTGGTGGCGCTGGTGGTAATGGCCAAGTGACCGTATTTTCTTGGTAACGGAGAGAAAAATGCAACGGTGGGCGCATATCAAGAGCGGCGTAGTAGACAATGTGAGCCTGTGGGATGGCGACGTATCCCGCTGGACGCCGCCAGAAGACGTTAATATGGTTCCGGCACCCGATTTTGTCGGCATTGGATGGACGTACGACGGCGTTGATTGGACGGCTCCAGTGCCTGCGCCTGAGCCTGAGCTTGAAATAGTTCAGACGCCAACTGAAGAGTGATTTTTATGGAATTTGTCGGTGATCTTAGCGTTAATGACGCCAAAGTTCTTGCTTGCTTGGGCGCTAAAAGCGCCCACATTCTTGAGTTTGGCGTTGGCGGGAGCACTCAAATATTCGCCCAGTGCAATCCCGCAAGGCTCGTGTCAGTCGATACGGACCCGATGTGGATCGCCAAAACCAGCCGAAATCTGCGGAAAATTTCTCACGAAAATTGGACGACGCCCTTTTTCGCGCCATACGAAGGGTATCAGCACGACGGCGCTTTCGATCTAATTTTCATCGATGGCGTTCCGGAGAAAAGGCTGGAGTTTGCCATGCGCGCTTGGCAGCATCTTGATGCTGGCGGCGTCATGATCTTTCACGACAGCCGACGCTTTGAGTATTTCAGGGAGGCGGCGTGGCTGGTTCAATCTTTTTTCAATGAAGTGTCCCGCGTAGACATAAACCCAGAAGACAGCAACTTGACGATCATTGAGAAAGGGCCGATTCGGTCTTATGAAAATTGGAACCTGACAGAAGGCAAGCCCATGTGGGCTTATGGCGCTGGCGAAATTCCGAAGGGGGCGGGTCTATGGAAGCTGGAAAGCTAAAAATCTGCGTATACGCCATCAGCAAAAATGAAGAGGCGTTTGTTGAGAGGTTTTGCCAATCTGCTGCGGACGCAGACTTGATCCTGATAGCCGACACGGGGAGCGCGGATGGAACAGCGGATTCGGCCAAGAGACACGGCGCTGTCGTACATTCTATCGGTATTTCTCCTTGGCGTTTTGATCTTGCCCGGAATGCTGCTCTGGCTCTTATCCCTATGGATGTCGATGTTTGCATCTCTCTGGACTTGGATGAGAGGTTAGAGCCGGGATGGCGAGAAGAGATTGAGCGGGTCTGGAGGCTCGGAGAGACAACGAGGCTCCGATACCTGTTCGACTGGGGCGCGGGCATACGGTTTCGATACGAAAAGATCCACGCGCGGAAGGGCTATTTTTGGCACCATCCATGCCACGAATACCCTGTTCCCGATGGTCGCATCAGCGAGGTATGGGCCGAAACCAATGCGCTTTTGGTCAGCCATCACCCGGACCCGACAAAGAGCCGGGGGCAATACCTCGACCTTCTAGAGCTGTCCGTAAAGGAAGATCCGCACTGCCCGCGAAATGCTTTCTATTACGCGCGCGAACTGACATTCCATCGTCGGTGGCTTGACGCGTCGATGGCGCTTGACAGATACCTGCGGCTTCCCGGTGCGACGTGGCAGAACGAACGCTGCTATGCGTACAGGTTGCTGGGGCAGTGCGCTGAAGAGCTTGGTACGCCGGCAGAGGCCGAAAGGTTCTACCAGATGGCGGCGAGCGAGGCCCCAAACACGCGAGAGCCGTGGTGCGCTCTGGCTAATCTCGCTTATCGCCAGATGCGCTGGCAGGAATGCCGGGACTGGGCGATGCGCGCTCTGTCCATCACGGACAAGGCCCTTGTGTATACCTGCGATCCCGCCGTTTGGGGATCTCAGCCGCACGATTTGGCGGCTATTGCCGCATGGAACCTTGGTGAGCGCGCCGTGGCCCGCGAGCATGGCGAGATAGCGTTATCGCACGAGCCTGAAAACGCTCGACTGATCGAAAACATGCGCTGGTTTTCCGGCGCGGCGGAGGTGTGACATGGCGAATATTCAAATCCCAAATCTTCCGGCTGCCATTGCTCTCAACGGTAGTGAGTTAGTTGAGGTCGTGCAAGCTGGCGTTTCCCTAAGAACTACGACGCAAAGCATTGCCAACCTTGGGGTGTCATTGTTATTGTCTGGTTACGGTTCTCCAGAGGGTTCAGTTGCTGCGCCTATCGGGACTCTTTATTGCAGGCTGGATGGATCCACCAATTCCACCTTGTATGTCAAAGAGTTAGGCGACGGCTCGGTAGGGTGGTCAGCAAAATGACGATTGACGCGCAGTTTCTCATTAATTTCGCAGGCGGGTCAATCGTCGCCATTGGCGGTTGGTTTGCCCGACAGTTGTGGGATGCTGTGCAAAAGCTCAAAGAAGACGTTCACCAAATTGAGGTGGATTTGCCCAAAAATTATGTAGTCAAAGACGACCTTGATAAGAGAATGAAGCACATTGAGGACATGTTTCAGCGCATATACGACAAGCTGGACAACAAGGCTGATAAATAATGGCCAACGATAAAGTCACAATTTGGAACGGTGACCTCAAGTTTGGTCGGTCTCCGGCAAATGGCGAGCTGTTGATTGGGGACGGCACAGGATTAAACCTGTCTACACTTACCGCAGGCAGCGGCGTCACCATCAGCAATGCTTCCGGGGCAATCACCATCAATGCCACAGGATCAGGCGGGACCGTCACCAGCGTCACAGCCTCATCTCCATTGGCATCCAGTGGCGGGGCTACGCCGGATATTTCCCTCGGAACCGTTGGTGCGGATAAAGGTGGGACTGGACAGTCTTCCCTGACGCTAAACAATGTAATCTTGGGCAACGGCACAAGCGCAGTTCAATTCGTAGCGCCGGGAACAAGTGGAAACTTGCTCACCAGCGATGGCACAACTTGGCAAAGCACGGCCCCAGCCTCTAGTTGGAACCTGCTGAAAAAAACGACAAATTATTCAATAACCAGCACGATTGTTAACTCTAACGTGCCAGAATTGACGTTTTCCATGGCGGCAAACAAGGTCTATGCAGTCGACATGCTTTTGACCTTGAATGTAAGCGCCGGAGGGTACCAGATTGCCATAAATGGTCCTACGATTGGGGCGGGAAAAATCAGGGCTCAGGCCGGAGCAATGGCAGGAACCACAAATTCTATACTTGCTTACGAAACACTCGTGGCTTCCTCTGCATCGACGCTCATTGGATTGCTTAGAATAAGCGCCACGATAACGAACGGCGCAAATAGCGGAACTTTTGCTGTGAGGTTCCGGCAAAACGCATCCAACGCAAACGCGAGCATAGTTGAGGCAGGCTCTTATCTCGAATACGCGGAGATAGCGTGAACATGCCGGCTTATGGCGGGCGGAAACAAGGCTTTAAACGATGATTAAGCACGGGAACAAGGCCGTTGACACCATCTTCGTCCACTGCACGGCAACGCGCCCTGAGTGGATGGAAGAGAAGTCTCTGGACGACAAGGTTCAAGAGATTGCGCGCTGGCACAGGCAGCGTGGGTGGAACTCGATTGGCTATCACTGGATCATCGACCGTGACGGCGCTATCGCCAAGGGTCGGCAGGAGACTGTGGTGGGCGCGCATGTCGCCAACCACAACACCGGATCAATCGGAATCAGCCTTGTTGGCGGGCATGGGTCCGGCGAGAACGATCCGTTTGAAAAGAATTTCACTCCCGATCAGAACCTCGCGCTCCGCAATCTGATTGATGAGATCAAGAAGCGCACGCCGATCAAACACATTCGCGGCCACAACGAGGTGGCGGCCAAGGCTTGCCCCGGATTCAGTGTTGGACGGTGGCTGCAAAACAAGCCGCCAGCGCCAAAGCTGGCGGAAAGCACGACAATGCAGGCTGGCGTTGTTCAGGCTGTCAGCGGGGCTGGCGCGGCGGCTACCGCTCTGGGCGCGCTCGATGGGCGTGCGCAGATTGTCGCTCTGGCGCTCATCGGGGTCAGCCTTCTGGCCACCGCTTGGATCATGCGTGAGCGCATCCGTAAGTGGGTTCGGGAGGGTAGTTCATGATTGCTTTAACGTGGATTTGGCATTCGTTCGGGCGCTGGCTTGCGGCGGCTGGGGCTGCCGTCGCAATGCTGCTTGCTGTCTACATAAAGGCCCGCAACGACGGCAAAGAGACGTTGCGCCGTGAGCAGGAAGACGAACGCAACAGGAGGATGCGTGATGCGGTTGAGGCTGACGCTCGTGGCCGTGAGCGCATTGCTCGTGGCGAGTTGCTCAACAACGACGGCCACCGTCGGGACTGAGTGCAGTGTCTGGCGACCTATATCTTGGTCGTTAAAAGATACGGCGCAAACCATTGAAGAGGCCAAACTGAACAATGCTCGCCAGCAAGCGTGGTGCGCAAAAAGAAAATTGTGGTAAACTGGGCTTGATCGCGAGGTAAAAGCTATGACGACCGGCTTAACGTACTCTCAGTACGTAACTGAAATCGCCACAATGGCTGTTGTGGAGCCGACAGACGCTGCTTTTCTTTCGATTTTGCCTCAGTGCATCACGTATGCTGAAAACAGAATGTATCGAGAGCTTGATTTTCTTTTCACGTCAATCGCAAACACGTCATATTCTTGCACTGTTGGAACTCGATCCATCTCGGTTCCGTCTGGGACGTTTGTGGTTCCTGAGCAGATCAACGTCATCACGCCATCTAGCGTCTCTAATCCTGACTTGGGAACTCGTGTTCCGCTCTTGCCTTCAACAAAAGAGTTTCTCGACGCCGTGCATGGATCGGGCTTGTCCACTGGCACGCCAAAGTATTTCTGCCCGTTTGACGATTACACGTTTTTGGTTGGGCCGTACCCAGACGCGGCCTACACCGTTGAAATCGTTGGCACTATTAGGCCAGACAGCCTCTCTGTGTCGAACCCGACGACGTTCATAAGCCTCTATTTGCCCGATCTGATGATAATGGCGAGCATGGTTTACATCAGCGGCTACCAGCGCAACTTTGGGCGCGCGAACGATGACCCGCAGATGGCCGTGACTTACGAGAGCCAGTATCAGTCCCTTCTGAAGGGCGCGATGATGGAAGAGAGCCGCAAGAAATTCGAGGCCGCCGCGTGGTCTTCGCAGGGGCCATCCGCAGCCGCCTCTCCGACGCGGGGTTAAACCATGCCCCATAACGCATTCAAGCTGCTTCCCGGCGTCGATCAAAACAAAACGCCGACGCTCAACGAGGCGGCGATCTCCGAAAGTCAGCTCATCCGCTTTATTCCAGACCGCACACTGGGCGGATTGGTGCAAAAGTTGGGCGGATGGACAAAGTTCTTCCCCAACACGATTGGGTCAACCATTCGCGCTCTGTGGGCTTGGAAAGACACCAACGACAACTCTTATTTGGCTATTGGGGCTGAAGGCTTGCCTGCGGGGGCGGGCGGCACGCTTCAGGTCATTGAGTCTGGCGGCGCAAATGACATCACCCCGCAGAAAACAACGGTAAACGTCGCCGTCAGCGTTTCCACGACGGCGGGTAGCAACGTCGTAACCATAACGGATACGGGCAGAAACGCCGACGATTACGACGTGGTGGACATTCAGACGCAGATCAGCGTCGGCGGCCTTGTCCTGTTTGGCCAGTACCAAACCTCAAATCCCGGCGGCAGCGCTAACACATACACGATCTTGGCGACAAACGTCCTTGGAGAGCCGCAATACGCCACAGCAACGGTTTCAACGTCTGGAAGCGTTGCTGAGTATGACACGACAAATGGAAGCAATTTTGTTGATGTGACGCTTGCCGATCACGGCTATTTCGTTGGCTCAACGTACACAGCTCTTGTCGCCACAAGCCTCGGCGGCGTAACTTTGTATGGAAACTATATTGTTATTGAGGTTACGTCCTCAAGCGTGTTCGTTATATCAGCGAGTACAGCCGCAACAGCCACGACCAGCGCCTTTCAAAACTCCAGCAACGCTCATTACGTTTACTACAACGGCCTTGGCCCAATTCCAGCCGGTTCGGGCTATGGAGTTGGAGGCTACGGCACGGGCGGGTATGGAACAGGAACGGCACCTACCGCCGGCACTGGGACACCAATCAACGCTACCGACTGGACGTTGGATAACTGGGGCGAGGTGCTGATTTCATCGCCGGTAAATGGGCCAATTTATAAGTGGTCGCCAACAAGCGGCGATCAGACTGCGCTCATCATCCCCAACGCGCCGTCAGTCAATGACGGTTGCTTTGTCGCCATGCCGCAGCGCCAGATTATTGCGTGGGGCTCAACTTTTACTGGCGTGAAAGATCCGCTGCTCATCAGGTGGTGCGACGTTAACGATTATGACCAGTGGATTGGCCTTATCACCAATCAGGCCGGTTCATATCGAATTCCTAAAGGTTCTCGCGTTGTCCAGTGCATCCAAGGCCCGCAACAGGGCTTGGTGTGGACGGACCTAGCCATCTGGTCGATGCAGTACGCCGGGCCGCCGTATGTCTATCAGTTTAACGAGCTGGGAACGGGTTGCGGACTCATTGGGCGCAGGGCGGCTGCGTCTCTTGGTGGCGTCGTCTATTGGATGGGGCAGAGCCAGTTTTATCGTCTGGCCGGCAGTGGCGTTGAGCCCATCGCCTGCCCCGTTTGGGACGTGATTTTTCAGGATTTGGACGAAAACAACCTCGATAAAATAAGGGTCGCGCCGAACTCTCGGTTTGGTGAGATCACTTGGTATTACCCCACGATGAGCAACGGGGGCGAGGTTAGCCATTACGTCAAGTTCAACACAATTCTAAACCAGTGGGACTTTGGCGTTCTGGCCCGAACCGCTTGGATCAATGAGAGCGTGCTTGGCCCGCCTATCGGCGCGGCCCCAAACACGTATATTTATCAACACGAAACATCGCCAGACGCCGATGGAACCGCAATGGTTTCGTCGTTCCAAACGGGCTACTTTGTCCTGACGGAAGCTGACGTAAAAATGTTTGTGGATCAGGTCTGGCCCGATATGAAATGGGGCTATTACGGCGGCGTGCAAAACGCCAACGTGCTTTTGACGTTCTTCGTTGCTGACTATCCCGGCGACACGCCGATAACATACGGACCATTCAACCTGACGGAGGCGACCAAGTTCATCACTCCGCGATTCCGGGGCCGATTGGTGTCCATCAAGATTGAGAGCAGCGACATTGGCTCTTGGTGGCGTCTTGGAAATATCCGGTACAGGTTCCAGCCAGACGGGAAATACTGATGCCAGCTTCCCTTGACGATATTCTCACTACGCAAAAAAATGGCGTCGTCGCCATCAACAATCTCAGTTCTTCCATTTCCAGAGATCAGGGGACGGTCACGTCCTCGACGGTCACAGGAAATACGCTTGTGGTGGCGGGGAAGGGCTACGTCGCGAACTTTTCGGTCACAGTTGCCGGAACGACAGCCGGGACAATCAACAACGCCGCTTCTGTATCTACAGCGGCTGCGAGCAACGCCTTGTGCGCTGTCCCAAACACAATCGGTGTTTACCAGACTGGTTTGGTGTTCACGAACGGTATCGTGATCCAGCCCGGAACGGGGCAGTCCGTCAACGTCACATACTCGCTGGGGTAAATCATGCCGCTCGCCAAAGGTTCTTCCCGCGAAACGATCAGCCAGAACATCAAGGAAATGGTGGCCTCTGGTCATCCTCAAAATCAGGCTGTGGCGGCTGCTCTGAGCAATGCGCGGCGCACTAAGCGCGCGACTGGCGGCCCAGTGTCGGCGCTGCACGTTGGCCCCATTCACAGCCCTGTGGCTGGCCGCACAGACCATCTGCCGATGACCGTCCCGTCCGGCTCATACGTCATTCCGGCTGATATTATTTCGGCCATGGGCGAGGGCAACACGATTGCCGGATACAAGGTGGCTAACTCTATCTTTGGCTTGCAGCGCGTGGAAAGCGACACGCCGGCAGAAATAGTCGCCGCTGGCGGAGAATATGTCATTTCGCCGGAGAATGTGGCTCGGTTGGGTGGCGGCGAGATGGAAAAAGGGCATACAGTTCTAGACGACTTTGTTAAGAAGATGCGAGCGAAGACCGTGGAGACGTTGAAAAAACTTCCCGGTCCTCGCAAAGATTAGGGGATCTAAATGGTAAAAGTTAGAATTGGAACGCCGGAAGACGTTGATGGAATGATGGCTCTCGCCATGGCGGCGTGCGCTGAAAACGGTCTGACAGACCCCAACCCAATGAAATTGCTCGGCCAAATATGGCCATCTCTCAACCAAGAGCACGGAATTATAGGCGTGATTGGCCCTGTTGGCGGTCGCCTTGAAGCTGCTATTCTTTTGCGAACAGAGCCGTTGTGGTATAGTGACAAACTCTCGATTGTTGAGAGGGCCGTGTTTGTTGATCCAGAGTTCAGAAATGCCAAAGGCGGAAGGGCAGCGCGCTTGATCGAGTTTGCCAAGACTGCATCTGAATCTTTGGACATGCCGCTGGTCATCGGGATACTTAGCTCCCAACGTGCGGCATCAAAAGTAAAGCTCTATGAGCGACACTTTGGAGCGCCTAGCGGCGCTTATTGGATTTGGCACGGCAAGACTGGCGACTGGCAGAACGCTGCCGAGTAATCGGCATATAGGAGAGTTGAACTATGGGCGGGAAAAGCACCACTTCGACGCAACAGGTGTCCATTCCGCCTGAAGTTTTGGCCCGCTATAACGCGGTTAACAGGCGCGCTGAGAACGTCGCCCAGAAACCATTCCAGCAATATGGAGGCGAGTTCGTCGCCCCCATTAATCAGCAGCAGCAGGCTGGATTTCAGAATATCAATCAAGCCGCGACTTCTGCGCAGCCTTATTACAACGCTGCGGCGGGTATGACGCTCGGCGGTTCTCAGGGCGTCGGCCCACTAACGGGCGGGCAGATTAATCAGTATATGTCGCCGTATCTTGGCAGCGTCGTTGGGACGACGCTTCAGAACCTTGGCCAAGAGCAGGCGGTCCAGAGGCAGGGCCAGATTGGCGATGCGATCAAGGCTGGAGCCTTCGGCGGCGACCGCTCAGGCTTGGCGGCGGCCAATCTCGCGCGCCAGCAAGGGTTGGCCTACGGCAAGACCGCAGCCGACCTGCTGAATACGGGCTATGGTCAGGCCGTGCAGACCGCTGTTGGTCAGCAGGGCGTTCAGGCTCAGGATCTCGCGCGCTTGCTTCAGGGCGGAGCGCAGCTTGGGAATCTTGGCGCTCAGGGCCAACAGGCGGCCTTGCAAGGCGCGCAGGCGCAGGTTGGCGCTGGAACGCTTCAGCAGCAGACGCAGCAGGCTGAGGACACGGCCCGCTATCAGCAGTTCCTGCAAGAGCGCGGGTACGACTTTCAGGTCGCGCAGTTCTTGGCAAATATTGCCATGGGTACGGGCGCGCTTTCGGGCAGCACGACGACGACGACGCAGCCGCAGAGCCTGTTCTCGGACGAGCGCCTGAAAGAGAATATCGAGCCGGTTGGTGAACTGAACGACGGGCAGCCAATCTACCGATACAACTACAAGGGCGATCCGCGCACGCAGATTGGCCTCATCGCGCAAGACGTTGAGCAGTCACACCCGGAGGCCGTTGGCCTTGAGGGTGGGTATCGCACGGTTGATTATGGCCGGGCGACTGATGACGCCGCCATGGCCTCGCGGGGTGGCCTTGTCCCGGAAGGTATGGAGCGCATGGCGTTCGCTCCGGGCGGCATGGTTGATCCGAACGACATGCAGGCCCTCATTGCGTCTCAAGCGCAGTCTTTTGGCCCCTTCTCTCAGGCCGGCCTTTACGGCGGCGACAAGGGCGGCGGCCTCGGTAAGTCGGGATACGTCCCCGGCGCGAGCCTTCCCGTTGGAAAATTGATGACCGCCGGCGCGGCTCCGCAGCAGAAGCCGTCTGGGTTGGCGCAGGCTATTGGCGCGGCTGGGCAAATAACGGACCTTGGGCAGAAGGCGTCTAAGGCGTGGGATGTTGGCAAAAAGGGCTGGAATACAGTCAGCGAGATGGCCGCAGGCAAGCCGGAGGTTGCCGCCGCGCCAGCCGCAGACATGTCCGCGCGTGATGCCGTCAAAGCGTCGGCTGACTTTTTGCCCGACGATCTGGCAGGTTATTTTTCCGGCGGCGGCCTTGTCCCCGGCTACGCGGCTGGCGGCGCGATGTCTCCGACCAACCCTTATGAGCTAAACGCTGACCCACTTGCGGATGTTCTGGAGGATCAGAGCAAGAACGAGATCGAGCCGCTGAAGCCTGCTTCGGCACCCGGCGGCGGTGGAGGGGGCGGGGGTCTGGGCGATGCTGTGAAGATGGCGGGAACCGTAGCGTCAATCTTCTCTATGTTCTCTGATGAGCGCCTGAAGGACAACATCGAGCCGGTGGGCAAGCTGTATGACGGCCAGCCCGTCTACCGCTACGACATGGGCGGTGGGCCGACGCAGATTGGCCTGATGGCTCAGGAAGCGGGCCTGCGCCGTCCTGACGCCGTTGGCGAGCGTGATGGGTACATGACGCTGGACTATGACCGCGCCACCGAAGACGCGGCGGGCTTGATGCCTCGGCGCGGCTTTGCTGGCGGTGGCTCTGCGGATGACGAGGATCTTGCGATCCGCACCATTGCGGCTGAAATGAGCGGCAAGAGCCCCGAAGAGGCCCGCGCCATTGCGGCTGTCATCGAGAACCGCCGCAAGTCGGGGCGGTATGGCGACACGTTCAAAGACGTTGTTCAGGCGAGGGGACAGTTTGAGCCGTGGTCAAGACCGGACGCGCCCAACTACCCCATGCGTTTTACGCCAGAAAGCCAGCGGTACAAGGACGCGCGGGCAGCGTTTGAGGCCCGTGGAGATGATCCGACGGGCGGCGCTCAGAACTTCTACGCTCCAGCCGCTCAGAAGGCGTTGGGGCGTCCAGAACCCGCTTGGGCCAAGGGGCGTGAGGGCCTTGATATTGGCTCCACTCGCTTCATCAATCTGAATGAAGCTGGTCTTGGCAACGCCCGCGCCATGGCGTCAGAGCGCGCCGCAAGCCCGGCTGAGGCGGCCATTGAGAGCGCAGCGCCTCGCGGCGGGGTTATGCCTAATGTTTCAGGCAAGCCCGACAACAAGGTCTTGGGCCTTTCGCCGCCAAACAAGTTTGGATCAGACCAAGAGCAGGGCTGGGGCGACTTCCTAACCAGCCGCCAGTTCATCGTCCCGCTGCTTTCCGCAGTTGGCGCTGCGGCAACCACGCCCACGCGCAACCTTGGAACCGCAATCGCGGCGGGTCTTGGCGCTGGCGCGCAGGCGTACGGCGGCCTTGAAAAGCAGCAGGCGGAGGTTGAGCAGAAGCGTGCGGAAACGCGCAGCACGGAAATGGAAACCTATCAGAAGAGCTTTATGCAGACGCCTCAGGGCAACTGGGTATGGCTCGCTGATGGTGAGCCAATTCCGGCTGGTGATTACGATAAGCTGCGCCGCGAAGGTAAGTCTCCGCCGCTGCTTGGCCGTGTTCCAGATAACGCTGCCGATGTCATCAGGAAGCGCCTTGCGGCTAAGGCTGAAGTTGCCAAGGCTGGCGCTGCGCCCGCCACCACGCCGGAACAAAAGGCTTCTGAAAGCACAGCCGCCCCCATCACCCCTGTCGAGAAGAGCCCGCTGCCGCCCAGCGGTATCAATTACGACAAGAAGTCTCAATCCCTCGCAGAAGCCGAACGTAATGTCGGCATCAGCGGTGGGCAGGCGTACCAGACCTCAAAGGCTGTGACGGACGATTACTTGAAGAGTGTCGTTCCGATGGCGAACGCCGCGCGAGACTCGACGCGGTACCTGACCGAGTTGGCTGAAAACCTCAGCAACGCTACGCAGGGCAAGGGGCTTGATACTCCGGGCTTTGGGTTCGACGCCCGCGCGCAGCTTACGAGCGCCTTGAACTCTTTGTCGCGCGCTTTTGGCGGCAGGGAATTTGGGCAGGCTGATTCGATTAAGGAGATAAACGACAAAATTCAAACGCTTCAGGCTGCTGTAAAGGCTGCCAACGGCAGCCAAGAAAGCTTTGCGGCCTTGGATGCTCTGCGCAAGGCTTTCGCTAACCCGTCTATGAACCCGCGCTCTTATTCCAAACTGACGGCTGACTTGCTGACGCAGAACCAACGAGCCATCGACCGCGAACAGCATCGGTCGATCTACGCAACTGACTCGTCAGGGCTTCTGGCAAAGGCGGCTGAGGACTTTGAGCGCACCAATCCCTCCGATAAGTACAACAAGGAGGCGGCGGTCATTCAAAAGATGATCCTGCAACGACCAGACCTCATCAAAGACCTTCGCGCTGGAGTTTACACACCACAGGAGATAGACAAGGTATTTAGCAAGTTGGGCGTCAGTGGCATGAGCCGTTACTTTGTGGGAGGTAGGTAATGGTTGAGAGGCGTTCCCTTGCAGATGACCCCTTCTTCTCTGAACCAATCCTTTCCCAGCGTCCTGCGGGGACTTTGGAGCAGCAGGTAGAGGCATCTCAGGCCGAGCTTCCCGCGCCGCCCAGTGGCCGCGAAGTTGTGCAGGATATAGGGCGCTCTGCTCTTTCTGGGCTTGCGCAGGGCGCTGCCGGAACCATGATTGGCGGGGCTGGCTCTGTTGAGACTTTTCTTGGAAAAGATGTTCCTGAGATGGCCCGCTCCGGCGCGGCTTATCTTGGCGAAAAGATGGGCGTGGTGTCTCCTGAAGAGCAGCGAAGGATCAGTGAAAAGCCCATCTACTCTGGCATGACGCCGGAGCAGGAAAGGGGAGCCGCCGCGCCATTTTCCGGGCTTCCGACATACAAGGCGGTGACGGAACAATTTAAGCCTACCATGAAAGCTGCCGGCGCTGACGTGCTTGCCTACGAGCCAAAAACAGACTTTGGAAAAGTTGCTTCGTCCGCCATGGAATATGGTGCGCAGGGCCTCCCCGGAGCGACCAAAGGCGTTCTGGGGCGATTCGCCACTGGCTTTGGCGCAGGCGCAGGCAGCGAGTTCGCTGGCATGTCGTCGGAAGACCCAGACAGCGCAGGCTACAACAAGCTGATGGGCGCTCTGGCCGGCGCTGGCGCTGGCGCTGTCACGTCCAGCATTGCTGGAAAGTTGTTTAATGGCGTCAAGGCGCTGGCGTTCTCCAGCAAGGTCGCGCAAGACGATCTTGTCAATATGATTTCGCAAGACATCAGGCGGGGCGTATCGCCTATGACGCCGGAGCAGTTTGCGGAGGCGCAAAGGCGCGGCGCTCAAGTTACGGCGCTTGATCTGGCTGGGCCTGAAACGCGCAAGCGCATTGGCGCTGCCGCAGAACGCTCGCCGGGCGCGGAAGACGCAGCGGCCAAATACAACGATTTTCTTAACCAGCGCGCAGCATCAAGCGGCGAGCGGGTTTCTCAGTCGCTGTCTAATGTGTTCGGTCGCCCTGTTAATGCTCCGGCGCTTCAGGAGGCTATGGAAGACGCGGGACGGAGCATAAGAGATAATGTCTACACGGCCATGAAGGCAGATCCGGCAGCGCAGTCTATTCCTCTGCAAATGATTGGCGCTGACTTAATCCGCCGTCCAATCATTCAAAAAGCCATGCGAGACGCGACCGAAACGGCGATAAATAATCCTTCATGGGGCATCATTACCCCGTCCGCGCAGCAAAATGGCAATCTTGCGTTCTGGGATCAGGTCAAACGCGAGATTGATTCCAAGCTGGCTTCTGCAAAATCCCCAATAAACCCTGACCAAAGTGCTGTCGCAACATTGACGGCCAACAAGGCTGATTTGGTCAATCGGCTAGACGCGATGGTTCCGGTCTACAAATCAACACGAGACATCGCCAGCGACACGTTTGGCGCTGCATCAGCGCCGGAGGCTGGATACAAGTTCTTCAAAAACATGGACGCCTTTTCGCGTAATGACGCCATGAAGGCGTTCAATAAGTACAAGCCAAATCAGAAGGAACTGTTCGCCGTTGGCTTCGCTCATAATATTGACGAGCTTGCCAGCACGCCGGGCGGTCTTGCTAAACTCACCAAGCGGTTTGATGATAAAAACTTTAAGGCGGTCGCCACCAAGGTTCTTGGCCGCGACCGTTTTGAGCAAATTCACGGAACGGTGCTGTCTGAGAACATTCTTTCAAAGGCCAAGGAATTAAGGTTCATTGAGCAGTCATCCGGCCTGCCCAGCGCGACGATTGCTGGCGCGGCTCTTGGCGCTGGCGCTGAGGCGGCGATGGCTGGCTCTATGTTCCTTACTCCGGCCATGGCCACAAACATGGCGCTCGGCGCTGCTGTTGGGGCGGTTGGCAAGACTTTCCTGAACGCCATGGAGCGGAAGATTGCCGCCAAGATCGTGCCAATGGCGACGGACCCTGCGCAGGCTGCGGAGCTTGGAAAGCTGGCCTCGCGCTCGCCTGCTGTTGGTCAGGTTCTGAACAAGATCGTCGGCATAATGAACAACAAAATTGTCACCGGAACCAGCGCGACAATTACATCTCAAGAAAGGCCGCAAAGGGCCTCTGGAGGGCGGGCGGGCGGCATGACGGCTGATATGCTGATTGCTGCCGCAGAGCGCGCCAAGAAGGCCATTGGCAAGGATACGGAGGCTCTCCTGTCCACGCCGGATGCAAGCGTCGCCAAGGCTTTGGCCGTGGCCAACCAGAAACTTGAGGGCTAAGACATGGCTTCGTCGTTTACAACGAACAAGACACTGGAGAAGCCCGGAAACGGCGATTACGTCGATACGTGGAACGTACCAGTCAACGCCGACATGGACGTGATCGACCAAGCTTTTGGCGGAACCACGTCAATCAACGTCACGGCTGTTTCTGGCGTCACCACACTGAGCGCGTCTCAGTACCGATCGCTTATCATCGCGTTTTCTGGGACGCTGACGGCCAATGTTGACTATCAGCTACCGTTGGTTCCCGCATCGGCCCTTGCCGTTGGCGGGCAGTGGATCGTCACTAATGCGGCCACGGGCGCGTTTACCATAACAGTGTCTTCTGCGGGCGGCGGTACGAGCGTTGTGGTTGCCGCTGGGACGCGCCGCCTTGTATATAGCGATGGGACAAATATACGCTCGTCTTTCAGTGTTTTGCAGATTGAAGAGGGAGGAACGGGGGCGATAACGGCAGCCGGCGCAAGGACCGCACTTGGCTTAGGAACATCCGATAACGTAACTTTCCAGAGCGTGTCAGACGTTTCGGGTAACGTCAGAAAAGTGCCAGAAAATGTGCAGGGCGGGTCATATACGCTGGTCCTAAGCGATTCTGGAAAATACATCTCCACAACTAGCAATGTGAATGTTCCTGACGGAATATTTTCAGCCGGAGATACCGTTACCGTATTTAACTCGGGTACAGGAACATTAACTGTCTCGCAGGGCGCTGGAACCACAATGTATCTTGCTGGGATCGGTACGACTGGAAATAGAACTCTTGCATTAAAGGGTCTTGCAACGATCCTGTGTTTGTCCAGTAGCACATTCGTCATCACTGGCGCGGGTCTCTCGTAATGTCTGTATACAATATCCTCTTGGGCGTTTCTCGTTCGTTCATAACCGCCACTGGCGGAACGGTCACGACCGACGGCAACTACAAAATACACACATTTACAACGTCAGGAACATTTACTGTAACAGTCGCCCCGGCGGGGGAAACGGTTCAGTATTTAGTCGTCGCTGGCGGCGGCGGCGGCGGGTTCCAGCAAGGCGGTGGCGGCGGTGCGGGCGGCCTTCTTACAGGCTCGTTGACGCCCAGCGTCCAAGCCTACTCTGTCGTTGTTGGCGAGGGCGGCAATGGGTCCACCACCCAGTCTGTTAAGGGGTCAGATGGATCAAGCAGCTCCGCCCTCGGCATATCGACTGTTGGAGGCGGCGGTGGCGGATCGCTTAACGCGTCATCCGCATACGGCGGGCGCTCCGGCGGCTCTGGAGGCGGCGGCACCAACGGCGGAGCGGGGGGAGCAGGCACGGCAGGGCAAGGTAATTCGGGCGGTTCGAGTACGGTGAACCTTGGCGGCGGAGGCGGTGGCGGCGCGGGCGCGGCTGGCGTTGCTGCCACAAGTTCGTCAATCGCTACAGATGGCGGTATTGGGCTACAAAGTTCCATCACTGGCGCAGCGACATACTACGCCGGCGGCGGCGGCGGCGGCAGAACCAATCCCCCGTCCGGTTCCGCAGGCGCTGGCGGCCTTGGCGGCGGCGGGGCGGGAGGCGAGAACGCCGCGATTGGCACAGCAGGAACCGCAAATACGGGCGGCGGTGGCGGGGGTGGAGGGCAATCTGGCCTTAACCTTTATAGAGGCGGAAGCGGCGGATCTGGAATCGTCATTATTCGATATAAGTTCCAGTAGAGCGCCGGATCGTCCCACATCTGCGCGATGATCCGGCGTGGTTTTGGGTCAGGGGCGCATCGCCGCCTTCACGTCATTGGCTGACTGGCGCAGCCTTCTCTTCACTTCGCCGGGCGACACGTAGCAGAGGCTGCCGTGGTGCGCGCAGTATGAGCCGTGAGACTTTGGCTCTCCGCAGTACCGGGAAACCTTTTTAACCTCACCAACGATGTACCGGCAGCTTGATAGCTTCAGATCCATCAGGCCCACACCGCAGGCGTCCGGCTGGTCGTCGCTGAAAAAATCATCCATGCACATTCCTTGCGTGTGCAACTGCGGAAGCCTCGACATCCTGCCGATTCTTGGAATGTTTAGGTTCCTCAATTCAGTTACCAGATTAGGCTTGTCAACCGAAGCGCCATCGACCTCAATTCTCTCCCCGCCAGCTCTTGCGCGGTGAATAATCCCGGCCACGGCGTTGCGCGTAATTCCAAACTCGTTTCCAATCGTTCTCATGCTTGCCCCCTTTTTGAACATATCAATAATCATTCTGCTGCGACTGTTCATTACGGCCCCTTGTAGGTAGCCGCCAGCATGAAGCCGGCGGCCTTATCGTTCTTATCGTGACGCCAACCTGACGTACTTGTTCTTGTAGCGTTCAGCCTTTTTGCTGAGGCGACGGTTCCACCCGTGCGTCCCGGCAACGTGGCACTTGGCCATCTGCGCGTGAGTCTTCACGCCAACGCTGAGGCAGGCCCGCATGTGGGCGATGCCGGCGTCTATCCCGTGCTGGCACTCGTTAAGGCGGGCCGGGTTGTAGCCCAGAGCCCGCGCGCTTGCTGGCATGACCTGCATAACGCCCCTTGCCCGACCGTGCCGGGTTCTTGGGCCTATTGCGCGACAGTTAAACCCACTCTCCAGTTTCGCCAATGCGACGGCGGTGTTGACCCAATCAGCGCCCAGACTAGCGCGGGCTGATGCAGCCACCATGCTTGCTACGGGAGATGACGAGAAGGCGGCAACCTTTTCCACCTTGTCGTTTCTGAAGAACGCCGCAGCGTCCTCACTGGCGAGGCAAAAGCTGTTCGCGCAAAACACGAACAGCGCAGACAAAACCAACTTGCTTTTCATTGTAGATATTCTCCTTGGTACGGAGCGTCAGCTCTCCTTCGACACGTTCTGGCCGAAAAACCTTGCAGGCTGCGGGCCGGCTTCCTGCTTCTGGTATCGTCCAGCGTAGGGATTTTCTGTGGCCTCCTCAAGGCGCATGAATATGATTTGAGCGATTGGCGTTCCTGCATCGATAACGATTTCTGACGAACTATTGTTCATCAACTCAAGGGTCAAATATCCTTCCCATCCCGGCTCAATTACCGTGTTGAAAAGAGACAGGCCCCTTCTCGCCCAAGTGCTTTTGTCATGCACAAACGCAATGATGTCGTTTGGCATGGTAAATTTCTCCATGGTTGACGCCAGACTGAACCCCAAAGGGATCAGCCGCACGTCTTCAGCAATCCTTACGTCGTAACCAGCCGGACCAAGCCCGTATGTCATTCCGTTGGAGACGCTGCGGTCAACCAGAGGTGAAATTGGCTGGGCTTTGCGGATTGATTGGGAGGGCAGGATCATTTCGTTCTCTCCTTATTTTCTCTTTGATGGCGGACCTGACAAAAACAGACATTGTTTTCCCAGACCTCCGTATGCTTTCCTTGATCGCTTGATAGTCTGACTCTTCAAGGTTTACGGCAAAGCCGCGCCAAGACTCATTGAGCCGATGACCTAAATCGTCCCAAGGCATAGTTCTCAAAGGGTCTGTAGGCCAGTTGCCGTATGTCAGGTAGTACGTGATTTGCTTGTGGGTAATCGTATACCTATTGACGCTAAAACTTTCTTTTGATGAAAGAACAAATTCAGTTGAGTGGGGGTGCTTGTACCACAAGCGACCGCCAATCAGCTTAAACCTCTGCTCGATCTTCTTTGTCTGCTCTTCGTTTGGAACTCTTTTCATGTTAGCGCCTCACTTTTTCGCCCAAAATAAGAGATATTAATGAAAGAATCCCGGCTATTGTCTGAAACGGCCAGAATACCGAAAGCGCCACGCATAACGCAACAAACGAAACCCTAACGATGGCCTCTGCTGAACTGCTCATATTTTAGCATCCTCTTTCTTAACTGGTATTTGATGACGTGCTGATTATGCTGCTTTTGTTTCTTTGGTTTTACAAAGGGCCGACCACCCATCCCTTTCCCTCTCTTCGCGCATATTCAAGCAGTGGCGCACCGTCTTTGGATCTATGCCCATGATCGATGTTATTTCGCTTTCAGAGACTCCGGGGCATAGGTCAATGATCTCCCACACGATAGACCACCGTATTTTTGTGATTGGAACCGTCCGCCTTCCGCTCAGTAGCGCGGCGCGTGTTCCCGGCGATAGCTCCCCAACCATTCGCCGGTAAATGTCTTCCGGCGACTCTTTCCATGACTTGCGAGGCAAATCAAAGATCGGGTTTATCTTCCTTTTGTTAGAAACTCGTCCTATGGTTCTTGGGCTCAAGCCAAAAACATCTGCAATTGCGACAATTGTCATGTCAGTGCATTCTTCGACAACAGCCTTTATGCACAGATGCCGAACGCGAGATATGTTTGGCTGAGAGGACGCGGTAAAGATCAGATGGCTGGGTATCTTGTTCTCTGCTGCAACGCGTCGGATGACGAGGCGAGGATCAACACTCATACGTAATACCCCTTCTCTTGCAGATCCCTCATAATACGGCGCGCTTGCTTCTGCGCGCTTTCATCCAGCTTGGTTTCGTCAAACACATGCTCGATCATCGGAAGATACAAAGCCGCCGCCTCAGCGAGGGAAGACCCCTCCCAAAGCTCTAAATATCCAGTGTCCGTTAGGTCTTTTAGGAAATAGTAAATAGAAGCCGCAACCTTGTCGGCTCTGTGATCGTCATACTTCTCCATAACCTGAAAATGAAGACGGTCAATTTGCTTGCCAATCACCATTGCGACATTTTTTTTCATGCCGCGCAACGGCTCAATGCAGGCGACCTTCAAAAGGCCGCGCATTTTATCTAACTCGGACTTGCCCTGATCCTCATGGCCGTCAACAAAAACAAAGACTTCGCTACAAGCTATCGCGAACATCATTCTTGCCGGCAACGCGCACTCTATTTGCTCTTTGAATATCATATAAATTCCCCTTAGTTGGTGCCGCGCCCGTCCAGCATAACGGGCGCAGCGTTATCAAAGGCTACTTCGACAGGGACGAAAGGTTTCCGTCCGCACGCCCCATGTTGCTGCTACTCAGCCCCGTGATTGATTAAGTGCCAAGCAAAGGCACGATAGTTTATGCCGTCAAGGTGAGAGTCCTTGTGGTGCGGATTGACCGCCCTCCGCGCGTCTTTCACGCTCTCAAGAACGATTGCGACCATGTATGGCGTGATTTCAAGATTTAGCTTGAGAGACGCAAGCTGCGCCGCCCTCGCAAAACTGTCTTCAATCCCGCCATACGATTGGCCCCTCTCGTCAATTATCGAGTAGGCTTCGAGAAGAATATCCTTCGGCATCACGGGCGGTCCACTAAAGGCACAATCTTGGAGATTGAGTTATAGTTGATGGCTATCTGGCCTTTGACGCTGCGCTCATTGGTGTGTTCGTCAACGTACACGACGCTAACGATAGCAAAGTCATGACCGGATATGGCCTCGATGAAATCCTCAAGAGACTCCGCCGGATGCTCCACCGTCATCTGGTGGAGCGGCTTTAGGCTCTTGTTCGAGTAAATGTTCAAAGTCAGCAAAAACCGCATTTCTTTAGTTCCTCTTTTGCATGTTCAGCGCCGCGCGCCACAATCACCGTGTCGCCGATTGACCCCAAGTAGTCGAGCCAATCTTTCTGCTTCAGGCTTAGGGCTCCGCCCTTGACCCGCTTGAACTCAATCCACGTCTTCCACGCCGGAATATAAAGATCAGGCACGCCAGCCACGACGCCCTCTGTCTTCATGCGCGCGGCAGTCACGACGTTCCGCGCGCCACCATTGGGAATGGCGAAAATTCGTACACCGTCAAATGTTTGACGAAACCACATGACGAAGTTTCGCTGCTCCTCATGCTCGGTCAAAACGGAATGTCCGCCACCCAAGACGGACAAACGTCAGTCTGCTCCGCATCTTCTTCGTTTGGGTGAACATCAAATTCTATGCAGCGGCCCTTCAGATCAAAGTGGCCGCAGGTGTGGCAGCACTTTGGCGGTCCCGCCTCGACCCAAGCAAAATAGTCTTTGAGGAATTGGGGTTCAGGCGGCCTCTTCATTCCACTCTCTCCTTATAACTCTAAAAAACTTACCGTCTTTTTGGTACTTGATAGACGAAGGCATCACCCCTTTTGTCATGACATCAGCAATCTCGTCAAGACAAGAAAGGTGCTTAATCGAAGATAGCTGGTTTGCTCGTGATGCGACCAAACTCAACTGTTTCCGGGCCTTTTCGCCAGCATAGCCTTCGTGCGTGATGGTAAAATATTCAGTCACGCCGGGGTCAGAAAGCGCGCCGTAATACGTAACCATCAGCATCTCTTTTCCGCTGGTTCTGCTGATGTGCTTTCTCCACTTCCATTCGGACAGGTTCATGGTGGTGCCATCAAAGCCCATGATGTCGTCGTTGCGGAGCGTTAGTTTTTTCTCTTCCGGCACAGGAAATGGATTGCCGCACGCGGGGCAGACTCTGGCGGATATGGGGACTAGCTCATTGCACGCTTCGCATATTTTCACCGGAGCAATGCCGTCGCCCTGCCCGGCCTTCTTTGGCGGACGAACGGCGATAATCGGTCCATGCGTCTCGACCACACCGGCAAAGTCCAACACCAAGCAGTGATTTGTGTGGCTCTTGGGCCTCATGCCGCGCCCAGCCATCTGGACGTACAGGCTCGCGCTCATGGTCGGGCGCAGCATGGCGATCAGGTCAATGTCCGGATAATCAAACCCGGTCGTCAGCACATTGGCGTTGGTCAGCGCGCGGATCTTTCCCGCCTTGAAATCCGCAATCAGCGTCTCACGCTCTTTCTTCGGAGTTTCGCCCGTCACGCACTGCGCCGAGATCCCCTTGAGGTTCAAGGTTGCGGCGATGTTGTGCGCGTGCTTCACGCCGGCGCAGAAAAACAACCAAGCCTTTCGGTCGCCGGCCTTGGCTATGACCTCCTCAACGACGGCGTGGTTCTGGGCCTCCGTATCGACGGCGGCCTGCAATTCGCTTTCAATGAACTCTCCACCCCTCTTGTGGACGCCAGACACATCAAGCCGGGCCTGCGTGTGCTTGCTTTGCAGCTTGGAGAGATGCCCCTTGAAGATCAGCTCATCAATTGAGACGGGCTCAAGCAGCGTCGAGAAGATCGCCGGGGCGTCCGTTATCATTCCATGCCCAAGCCGGTACGGCGTGGCGGTCAGCCCAATGACCCGTAAGTGCGGATTAATTGTGCGCAGTTCTGAGATGAACGTGCGGTATCCGCCCTCGTCCTTATGGGACACGAGGTGACATTCGTCGATGATGATAAGATCGACAAACCCGATCTCAGCCGCCTTTTTGCGAATGGATTGAATTCCAGCGAACGTGATCGGCTCGCCAAGTTGTTTGCGCCCGATGCTGGCTGAGTAAATGCCAAGAGGCGCGTTCGGCCAATGCTGGCGCATCTTTTCAGCGTTCTGCTCGATCAGCTCTTTGACATGCGTCAGCATCAGAATTCGCGTTTCTGGCCAATTTTGCAGTGCGTCTTTGCAAAGAGCCGCAACAACATGGCTCTTGCCTGATCCTGTCGGCATGACGACGCATGGGTGGCCTTCATTGTCGCTCATCCACGCGTACAGTTCATCAATGGCGCGCTGTTGGTAGTCGCGGAGCATATTAAAGCCTCTTGAATAAACTCATGGGAATGAGGTAGCAGGGTTCAATGTCCTGCCAGTCGCCTCGGTCTTTCCGGCCAGCCATCTCGACGCTCAGTTCCGGCCACTCTCCACCCGGCTCAATCACCATGTAGAACAAGCCGTCTGTCAGCTTGACGACGAGGACGAAGGGAACGCGCAGCAGCGCGACCCAGCCCTGCGCGGCCAGCATTTTGCCGGCGCTCAGGATCAACCCGCCGAACCGTTCAATATCTGAACTGGAGTAATTGCGGCCCTTCACTTCAGCGACGGCGACGACCTTCTTTCCGTCCAAAAGCGCAAAATCAATCACGTTGGAGATTTTCATTTTGGCGAAGTCGAGGCCCCACGCGGACGCCAGCTTCTCGATGGCCTCACGCTCGACAGTGCGGTCTGCTTCGGTTTCGTAAATGGGCCTCACTTCACCACCTCCGCTCCGGGGAATGCCTTCTTCACTGCCGCAACTGTCTTACTGGTGCAGCCTTCCGGGTTCGCTAGTATCTCCCGGCTCAGGAAGTGGCCGTCGCCGTTCAGGACCGGCTGGCCGTCGATGATGTAGCAGGCGACGAAATCCATGCCGCCCCCGCTATCAACCGATCCGACGTGGTATGAATGCAAGTTCTGCGATGCGTACGCGTTTTGCCACAAGAAAGAACCAACGAAACACGTCAACTGCCGGACGTGCTCGCACTCGACGCCGGAGCCGAACAGCACTTGGACGTGCTCGCGGTACGACGGCGCAAAGATTGAGGTTGAGTACCAGCATCAGGGCTGCGAT